ATATATTTTATTTTTTTCTTCAAATGATGTTGAATTAATATAATCAATGACCGCCTGTTCTTCCCTTTCAGCAAAATATGGTATATTTTCTGATTTCTTCATGTATCATAACGTCAAAATATTAATTATTTTTCAACAACATTTTTTTGTAGTTTTGACATGTCAATTATTCTATCACTAATAAAATTAGATTCTTTTGTTGCTGTTTCGAACCAAAATTTTCGTTCATCAATTGGCATGTTTTTTAAATATCCATCGAATAAACTACCTTCACGATTTGCAAAATGTTTATATCCGATTTTTGGAATTGTGAATATCTTGCATGCGTTATTTAACGCTCTGAGTAAGAATTCATACATAAAGGTTAATTTAATATTTGATTTATACTTACCAATATTAATAAATTCAGATTTTTTAATGATTGCACCACTTAATTTAAAATCGGTGTACTGTTTTAATGAATTAATATTTAAGTATCCCATTTCACCATTTTCACCAACAAATTGTTGTGCCCAAACAGTTTCATTAGTTAGTTTAATTCCTTCATTTTTTTCATTAACTTCAATCATCATTGTTAAAAAAATGTCGATTTCTGGATAGTTTTTAATATAATTATCAGCATTTTTAATGTATGTGTTACTAACTTCATCATCAAATTCTAAAACACTGAAATATTCTGTATTTACAGATTCTACACCTAAATTAACTTGTGATTGATAATCTGTTTTTCCCTCGTTTTTAACAAATAAAACATTTAAATTGGTGTCTAAATATTTTTTCATGTTAATTTTTAGTTCATCATCAATATTAGGTGGATATACCAAAATAATATTAGGTATTTCCACATCCTCTTGTTTAACTATTGATTCAATCGCCTTATCTAAATAATTAGATACTTGCTCATTATATTCATGTATTGGTATTATTATTGTAATATTCATTGTATTATTGTTTAATTTTAATATTATTTTTCTTCTTTTTCAATTGGTTGTATTGCAGAACTAAACAATTCAATTCTTTGATTAATATATCCAGAATATATTTCAACCAGTTCATTTTCTGAATTTTCTTGTGTATATTTAGAAACAATATTATCCATTGATTCATATAATTCAGGTGATATATTATCATCCAAAAATTTAATTAGTACGTCACCAATTAATACTGGTAAATCATAAAAATTATTAGTCCAAACACCACCATCATCAACCACTTTTATAGGAACACCATTTTCATCCCTTTCAATCATGTATTCTGGCATAATATCTGGTTTTAAACAAATTGGAACTACACCCGATTTCATACATTCAAGTGGAAAAGTACCAAAACTTGAAATCCTATCAATCCAAACTGCAGCAAAATTACCTTGTAATCTTTTAGCAAAGTCAATTCTACGCATTGCTTGTGGTGGCTTACTCTTAGTTAACATTGGGTCAAAAGTAACCCAACTATACTGTGGATATTTGCTAAAAAATAGTTTAACTAATTTACTTATTTCATTAGCATTTCTACCAACAACAGAAACTATCGGTTTTTGTGGTAGTTTTGATTTTTCAAAATACTCTGGAATTCCAATATTGTATGATTTGACATTGAATTTATTAGGATAGTATACATCAACAACTTCTTTAAGTGTTTTTGATGTAGTAATTACATCATGTATACCAAATGATGCCCAATCAGTACCAGGAATTAAAGCATTTATCATATAATCAATTGATTGTAATAAACCAATACGTAAACATGGTAAATTTTTTGTTTGTTCCATTACGTTCGAATATACTTCAGGTATAATCATAATATCTTCAGGACCTACTGTTATTTTAGGGTCTGACATTGGAACGTGTTTAAATTCGGTTAATTCTTTCTCAATCCAATTTGGAATTTCATAATCACCTTTTTCAACCATAATTATTACATCGTAACCCATTTTTTTCACAACTGTTGCATGAAAATAAATTTCATAAACACTTGCTACGGGATTTGTTGATTCTGGAATACAAAACAAAAACTTTGATTTTTTATTTTGTATATTATCCAGTGAAACTTTAATTTTCTCAATTTTTTCTAATTCTGCTTGTTCTACAGATTTTTTAATTTCTTCACTCATACTACCTATTTTTTATATTTAATTATTTTTTCAAAAGATTTATTATTTATTAAATCCGCAATTTGAAGTACTTCTAAATTACCTGATTTAATATTTTCATTATAAGGTCTTTTTAGTTTTATTAATTTCTTAAACCAAGGAGCACCTAATTTTAATATTTCTGGGTCTGTTGTAAGTAAAACATCAACATTTTTCCACATATCAACTGCTTTATCAACGAAACAAATGTTTTTAAATCTGCATGATATTTTACTTAAAAAGAAAAGTGTTGGTGGTATACTAAAAATATTTTCTACTGAAAATAGTGTGAATTCTGCAGTATTATTATATTTAGAATAAAATTCATTTAAATGTACATCCATATTTCTATACATCATAGGTGCTGCACCATGAATTTCAAATAAATAGTCTTCATACATGAACCTATTGTATACTTCTTTTGCTGAAAGTTTAATTTTTTCTTCTTTTTTAAATAATACGAAATCAGCAGGTGCTTCTTCACCCTCTTTTACTTGATAATCTAAAGGATTAATATCCTCTGGGGTATCTTCGGGTTCTTTTAATTCTTTAATTGTTTCTACGGTTTCTTTAAAATTATAGTTGTTAAAAAAATCATATACATATGGTTGTTTTTCAGGTATACCATCTTCACCAAATTCTTGTGCATAATATCTATCAAATTGTAACCATCTGGCTCTTAATATCTCATTTATGTCAATACCAATTCTAATTTTACTCATCTTTATCATTTTTTAATAATTCTGATTGATACCTGAGTTGTTCTTGTAAATTTTTCATCATTTCTGTATGTTTTTTAATTAATTCAGGTTCTGTAATGTATTTTGGATTAATACAATCAATTTTTGTGTCAATTGATTGTGTTGGTATAAAAATTATTTCACCTTGAAATGTTTCTGGTGTAATTCGTTTACTTAATTTTGTTACAAATTGCTCAATATCTTCACTACGAATACCAGCAACACCAATATATACAACTAATATTTTATTTTCCATTTTAAAATTCTCCATTAAATTTAAGTGTGCTTTCGTTAAGTAATTGTTTACTATTTTTGGTACTACCACTAGTATTTTTTATTAATTCAATATTTTTCACATAAAAATCTGAAAACTTATCTTCAATAATTGATATTATCGGGTTTCTTACGTTGGTATCTTCGTTATTCATTTCAATTGTACCAATATCTTTAGTATCATTAAATATTTTTAGTAAAATTTCCAATGAACTATCGTTTTTATTCTTCATATCAATCTGATTAATATCACCAAGTAATATTAATTTACAATTGCTTCCAATTCTAGTCATTAATGTACGTGAATTGTCAAGACTAACGTTTTGCATTTCATCCGCAATAATAATACAATCATCAAGACTAGCACCTCTCATATATGCCAATGGAAATGGTTTAATTACATCTTTCTCAACCAATGTTTTTACAACAGAATCCAGTAATAATTTTTCCATATTTATGTAAAAACTCCACATAAATGGTTCAACCTTTTCTTTCCAATCTCCTTTAAGATATCCAATTTCTTCACCCTTTAATGTTGTAACTGATTTAACTAAATATATTTTTTTAAATCGATTTGTTGGTTTTCTTAATAAGGAAAGTGCATATGCAATTGCTACATATGTTTTTCCACAACCCGCAGGACCTGCACAAACTGTTATTTCATTATTTTTTATTGAATTGATTAATTTTTTTTGACTTTCATTTTTTGCAATAATTTTAATATCATTCGGTAATAACTTACCGATTTCTTCCTTTATTTTTTGAATTTGAATTGCACTATTAACTGAAACTAGTTCTTCAAAATCTTTTTGTTCTTTAAATCTATCTTTAGCCATATAATGTTTAATGTTTTAATTTAAATAAACTATCATATTAATAATAATGTTAATTATATATAGTAATACGTATAAATAAAAAAAATCTTGAATTTTGATTAAAATTATTTTTTACAGTATTTATCAAAAACAATAATAAAATATAAAAAATTATAAAAATGGCTGAAGAACAATTTCCTCAAAAAGAAAG